CGATTACTCAAGGCTACGGAGGGCCGTAATCTGATGGCTAAGATGACTGAAGCGGACATTGCAACCGTCATAGAGCGTGAAATAGCCGAGTCAGCGGGGGGCGAGTACGGCAGTACCGCGTTACTGCAGAACCGCCAACAGGCATGGCGCTACTACCTCGGACGCCCTCGAGGCGATGAAGACATCGACAAGTCCCAGCTCCAGAGTCTTGATGTGGCCGACCAGGTCGAACACTTATTGGCCCAGATGATGCAGGCCTTCACCACCGATTGTCCGGCTGAGTTTGAGGCTGATGCGCCCAATGACGAGTCACAGGTTCAGGTGGAGTCCGATGCGGTCAACAAGATCATTATGGAGGACAATGCCGGTTATGAGGTGATCTACCAGGCCCTCAAGAACGCCCTGCTGTTCAAAAACGGCATTATCAAGGTGACTGTGGAGGAGCTTGACGAGTCCGAGACGGTGGTATTCGATGGCCTGTCGGGTGAGGAACAGGCCTTGCTTGAGGCCTCGGCGCCCGATGAGGCTGAGGTTGAGGGCGATGATGCGACGATCACGGTCAGCTTGACCCGCCAGCGTAAGAAGCTCAGGGTAGAGGCTGTAGAGCCGGCCCAGTTCCACATCTCGGCCAACTGGCACCAGCAGGACCTGCAGGACGTGGGTATAGCCTCTGAACGCAAGTTCTTCACCCGTTCCGACCTGATGGGCATGGACTTTCCGAAGGGCAAGGTCAGGGACCTGCCGCCATTCACCATCGATACCAAGGCCGACAGCTACGCCAAGAATCTTGACGAGACTACCGGGCCATTCACCGGCTCGACACGGGGTCAAGACACCATCGAGGTCTGGGAAAGCTATGTCATGCTGCCCAAAAACCTCATGCACAACGCCCCTGAGAGTGAGCGATACCGGGTGTTTCACTCCAATCGCACGATACTCTCAAAGGATAGAGTGGATATCGTGCCTTACGTGTCCGGGACTGCCTGGATGGTGCCCAACAGATGGCATGGGTTGTCTGTATTCGACAAATTGAAGGAAGTCCAGGATTCAAAAACAGCGGGGCTCAGGCAATGGGCCGATAACATGGGCCACGTCAATGCCAATGGTGGCTTTGTCACTGGCGACGTCAATGTCGAGGACCTGGGCTCTGCCTCGGCCCCTGGTCACCATGTCAGGGGTGGCCTCGGCAGTACGTATACGCCTTTCGTGGTACAGGACATCGGCCCCGCCATTCAGGGCTTTCTGAACTACCAGGACCGCATACGCTCAGAGCGTGGTGGTGCATCGATCGATTTGGGCTCACCCGAGTCCCAGCTCGTCAAGTCATCCATTGGTGCGACCGGTGTCGCGATGGTCATGGGCGCACAAGAGCAGATGGCAGCATTCCTGACCCGCACCATCTCCGAGACCCTGATTCGCCGGCTATTCCTGCTGGTGCACAAGACCGCCCGGGAGGTATGGCGCCAGCCCATGCTGATGAAGAAAGCCGACCAGTGGATCACGGTCAACCCTTCGCAGTGGCGTGAGCGCAAGCGCGTCAACGTCAAGACCGGTCTATCCCCGGGTGAGCGGGCGCGCAAGGTCGGCAACCTGTCAACGGTCCTGCAGACCCAGATGGCACTGGCCCAGTCCACTGGCGGCACGATGGTCAACGGGCGCAACATATACAGCGCCTTTATGAACTGGGCCAAGGCAGCGGAGCTTGATAACCCCGAGCAGTATGCCCTGCATCCTGAATCCCAGGAGAGTCAGCAGGCAGCGCAACAGGGGGCACAACAGGCCCAGCAAGCTCAACAGCTACAGATGCAGGTCGAGACCCTGGGCGAGCAGGTCAAGATGCAGATTGCCCAGCTTAATGACAAGCGTGAGCGTGATATCGCGGTTCTCAAGGCCGAGGTTGAACAAATGAAGGTATTAGGCAAAGCAACAGCGGAGTTTGAACTTGAACAAATCAGAGCCCGAACCGGAAGCGGGGATCAAGGCAATAGCAGCGGAGGCGTGGGACCTTCTTGACGATATCAACCTCAAGGAGAATCTCGACGAGGCACTATGCCGGCAATCGATGGCGACCGACCCCCTGGACATGCAGAGCCGGGAGATAATTCACCTCAAGCGCCAGGTATTGGCCGAGGTATTTGACATGATGAGGCTAAAAGGTGGAAAATGAACTCACTGAAGGGACGGAAGTCCCGACCGGGCTGACCACCCCTGACGGGGACGAGACAGACCGGGTCTTAGAAGTCCTGCTGGGAACAGCAGCAGCACCCGTCAAGGGTGATTCTGACGGCGAGCAGGCACCGCAAGGAAAGGCGGAAGAAGCAACCCTTAACGCACTTGCGAGGGCATCGGGACAGGATCTCGAAGCCTTTTTCAAGACGGCAACCATTGGGCTACCGAACGAGCAGGGAACTGTGACGTTACAGGAAGCCAAGAATGATGCCGCATCTTGGCGTAAGAGCGAGGCGCAGCGTACAGCGTTTGCGGATGAGCGTACCGAGTTTGCCAATCAGAAACTGCAGGCGCTCCAGGAGTTGCAGACCCTTGTGGCCTCGATTCCCCAGGAGCATATATCGCAGGATCTGAAGCAGCAGGCCACGGCCTATCAGCAGCAGTACAACGGCCAGCAGGATAACCTGCTTTTACAGGTAATCTCTGAGTGGTCAGATCCAGCGGTGAAAGCCAGGGATCTGCAGGACATGACGAGCTTGTTAACGACCAGCTACGGTGTTCCCGGTGCATTGCTAGATATGCCGCTACCTGCGGGCCTGAAGAAGCTGATCTTTGATTACACCAAGTTGCGCCAGCGCATCGAGGGCATCAAGGGCAAGCAGTCAAGCCGCTCTGCCAAGGCAACCAAGGCTACCAATCCACAGGCGACGTCGCAGCAAGACCGTTTGAACGGGATTAACGCGTCGGTCAAGTCCGGGAAAATAGACAAGATCGATGCGATAGCCCAGCTGCTTCAAGGATGAAGTTATGGTTACCGACGCATTTGATCTATCGGCACTAGCGATAGGCGGCACGATCCGCGAAGATATTATGGCGCAGATATTCGATATCTCGAATATCCCGCTCCCTTTCACCTCTCGCGTGGGCACTGGCTCACACTCCAACCCGACCGCCGAATGGACCGTTGACCGGCTCCAGGCCCCGGTGGCGAATGCGGTCATTGATGGCACGGTCAGTGCGACCGATGACAGCTTTCACGTCCCGGAGACCCGGATACGCAACAACAGTCAGATCAGCACCAAGACGCTGTTTGTCTCCACGCGTGCCCAGGAAGTGGATACGGTCGGATCGACTAGAACCCTGGCCCGCCAGGTCATGATGCGCGGCAATGAGTTACGCCGTGATGTCGAACAGGCCTGCCTGCTCAACAACGCCAATGTTGCCGATACCGGTGCCGGTGGTGTAGCTGGTGAGGCTGCGGGGCTTGAGGCATGGCTGGATGACGAGGACGAGACAAACACTACGATCCTCGATGCTACGGCCGGCAATGCGACCTCGTATCGCGACCTGTCCACTGGCGGCATCACCTCGATCGGTGGCTGGACCAACAACACTGCAGGTATCATTCCGGCAGTGGTGTACACGGCGGTCACCGCGGTCAATGCCCTGACGGAAACCGCGGTCAAGGATGTGGTTGAACAACTTTATGAGAATGGGGCCGACCCCACGGTGCTGATGGCAAGGCCGGGGGTAATCCGCCGGCTCTCGGAATTCATGTTCAGCTCGTCTGCCAGGATCGCCACACTCACCAACCAGGACGGTGCAGCGTCCCGGGCACAACGAGTCGCGCAGGGATCTGTCAGCGTGATGGTTACCGATTTCAGTGTGCTTGAACTGGTCCCCAACCGGCTACAGCCGGTGTCAGGTGACGGTTCTCCGGCATCCGATACGGTGTTCATCTTCGATCCGAATATGCTCCAGATCAGCTTCCTGCATGGCTACCGGACCTATCCGCTGGCCAAGCTCGGGCTGCAGGATCGTATGGAGATCGCTGTCGACTGGACCCTGAAGGTTCTCAACTGGACCGCCTTGGGAGGAATTCTCGGTGTCGATAAAGCCGCGGCGGTTACAGCCTGATGCGCATATCTTTGATGATGTCGTAAACAAATCCCTCAACGTCGATGCCGACGGCAAAGGGATGGTGATATCGTCATTGACGCACCAGGACTGCACGGACATCCTCGACCATAACAAGGAAGTTATGGCCGGGGGTGGTTCGCGCACCGCATCTTTCGGCAAGGTCGAGCTGTGCATTCCCGAGCTTGAACTGGCCAACATCAAGAAACGCTTCCCCGATCTGATTGCTCCGGACATGGAGATTCGGGTCCGGGCCTGGAAGAAATATCTCGCCCTGGCCGAATCAAAGCCGTGGCGGGTCTCACAACCGAGGTATCACTAATGGCCGGCAAACATGTTGGTTCTGACGCCTATGTGGCCGCACTCACTCACCCGCCGGCCTTCCCGGGCTCACGGGTCAACCGGGCCTGGAAAGAGGGGCTTGAGGGTAACCCTGCGGTCAACCCACATGCCTCGGGCACGCCCGAGAGCAATGCCTATATAGCCGGTGCTGCGGCGCTGACCAACCATGAAGCGGCCTCACCACCGTATGCGGTGACTTTAGTCGATGTACCGGGCACGGCTACCCTGCTGAAAGACACGTGGACGCCGGTTTTGGACTCCAGTCCCTTTACGTTTGCGTGCTGGATGGATGCCGACAGCATCGCCGGCGATTTCAATCTGTATTCAATGGGTGATGGAGTCTCCGGTGGGAACCGCACATGGGGCGGTGCCTTCAACACGGGTACGCCCCAAATGGGTATCCGGGATCAGGCGCCGTTTTGGAATATCACCGCTGGGATTGCCGATATTTCCATTGACACCCTGTATTTTGTGATGGCGGCACAGGATGGCACGACCACGTCAATCCGTGCAGCAATCTGGGGACCGGCGAGCTTTGCCGAGACCGGTGCGTCGGCGGCCTTGACTACCGGGCCTGATCTGACCACCTATGACGCTGAGTTCTGGTTGTTTGACCGCCACGACCAATCGCGCAAGTTTAACGGCCAGGTGGCCGATGTCTGGTTTGACACGACTTACTATGATCCGCTGACCCCTGCCGATGTTGCCAAGTTTGTTGATGTCTCAGGCACCGCACCAAGCCCGAAGGACCCGGGGAGTACGGGAGCCGGTTGGGGCGATGGTACGCAGCCGCTGATATTCTTCCAGACCGCTGCACAGATGAATGCGGGCACAAACCAGGGTTCGGGTGGGGATTTTACCAAGACCGGAGCCGGGAGCTTCACCTGATGTCCCTGTTGCGCCACGGCCAGGGCGTATTCACCCGGTTAACGCCACATCCCGGCGGTGGCTCTGCGATTGTCGGCGGGATCGGTTCACGACCTGCCGAGCTTGCCCAGGTCAATACCATAGGCACCACCTGGCGCAGTGTCTCCAGTGATGGGGTCTACGGATTCGGCGGCATCACCTCCATCGAGCGAATTGAGACCGCCACCCTGACTGAGATCGATATGGTGGCAACGCCATTCGGCACTCTGACGGGGATCACCGCCGGCGGCACAGACAGCGTATCGTGCACCCTGCACACCACTGGCGGGGCTTTGCTGGCCGCGGTGCGTAACCTTGATGATCAGCTGAGCTTTGTCTATCGCTGTGCCGATCCGGTGGCAGCCCCGACAGTCTGGACCGCCGCCCCGGTGATCAATCTGGGCGATGATGGCATCAGCCATGTCACCATTGGCAACGGTATGCTGACTCGCCAGAGCATGATTAATATTACCCTGGGTGACGGGGCCCCCGCTCAAATAGCTGCTGAATACAATTCAAATAGCGGGGTACAACGTTGCCAGCTATGGATATCCACTGACGATGGTGTGACGTTCACAAGGTTCTGGCAGGCCGTCACCGCAGCCGGCACCCTGCACTTCCGCCATTTCCACGGTGTCTACCAGAACCCGGACAATAATCAGTTGCTGGTGTTGATTGGCGACACGGGGGACCAGGCGTGCATGCTGCAGGGCCCGGCACCACCCAATGCTGCGGCTGCTGCAGGCTACTGGTCGTCGATAGACGATACAGCGCCGGCGGGTATCGTGGCAGCCGGGGCCGGTGCGGGACTGACGTTTAATATTCAGTTCGGCGCACAAAGAAACCGGTTAATACAGGTGGCCTTTATCGGTGGCTGGATAGTCACCTGTTGTGATGCCTCTGATGTCGGCGAGACGGGCTTCAGGGCGTACCGGTCCTCGGACCTGTCAGACGAACATCTGCGCTGGCTACCGCCACGCCAGACCCCCACTGACCCGGAATATGACACCGACATCATCGGCATCGGTGCACATCAGCTGCCCAATGGGGACTGGTTGTTTGCCGAATGGATTACCTCGGGCTACACTGGCGGGCGCATGGCGTTTTATACCACCACCAACGGCACCAAGTTCTTCGAGGCGGCCACGGTTGACATGGAGAACCCGACCACCGGCGGTGCACATGGCGAGTACATGTTCAATGATGCGCAGGGTAATATCTGGATCATGGGCACCTATGGGCTGTACATCGATGATGTGACCAACAAGAATTTCATTGTCGAACAACTCGGGCCCTGGCGTGGCTCAACGGTGCTGGCAGTATGACCTACATCGAACTGAGAACGGCTATCGAGGGTTATCTCCACAGGGCTGACCTTGCCACCGAGATTATCGAGTTCATCACCCGGGCCGAGCAAAGGATTGGCCGCGATGTACGGATACTTGAAAATCGGGTGCAGGATACGGTGACGCCCGTTTCCGGTGTTGCAGCGTTTCCGACTCGCTTTGCAGAGATGCGGCGAGTGTCGACAGGCTCTGGCGCCTCGTTGATTATCCTGCGCCCGGTCTCACCGTCCCAGGGCCGACGCTTCGGCACCTCCGGCGATGCGAAG